TTGGCATTGATTTCAGCTGAGTTAACAGCGTCTGTTGCAATCTCTGATGAACCAACTCCGTCTAAAGCAATTTCATCTTGACCAACTGCGTTCGTGTCAATTTCAGAAGAGCCGACAGCATTTGTGTCAATCTCTGATGAGCCAACAGCGTTACCAGCAATTTCTGATGAACCTACTCCATCAAGACTGATTTCACTTTGACCAACAGCATCTGTATCAATTTCAGAAGACCCAACGGCGTTGGCAATAATTGAAGCAGCGTCTACCGACTCATTCCCCAGCTCTAGTAGACCAATCGCATCGTTTCCAACGTTTTCGTTAATTACAGCGTCAATTGAGAGCTCTGAAGTTCCAACAGAGTCTCCGATTATTTCTGCAGTTCCAACAGAGTTGTCAGCCATTTCTGAAAGACCAACAGCATTAGCAAGAATGTTTGCTGAATCTACAGAATCATCTTGCAACTCAGAATTACCTACAGAATCTGTCTGAAGCTGATTGGCTCCAACAGAGTTTGCCTGCAACTGAGCTTGAGCAATTGCGTTTGCAGCAATGAGGTCGTTTGTAACGGCTGCTAGCGCAATTTGGTCTGTAGCTACAGCTCTAGGTTGAATGTTTGTTCGTCTAACTACTTGGTTAGCTAGTCGAGAAGGTGATGGGCGTGACTCAAGGTAGCGAAGACGGCGCTGTACTTCAGACAGCGAACCTGTAAATGACCTTCTACTCGCCCCGCGTCTAGTTGCCACGTTGATCAACCTTCCAATCTGTGATTAATTCAAGGTCTACAGTCTCTGGAAATGTTGGACTGTCTGGGACAGATACCTTGTATGAGCCAATTTTTCTAACCAAAAGGTCATCTCTTGGTTCTTGGTCGTTAGCAAGTCTCTGTCTGACGAATTCATCGTCAACAATGATAGAACACCAGTCACCAGGGAAGTAGGAACCAACAATTGGGTCTATAGAGCCGTTAACTGTTACTTTTATAGTTCCAATAGGCGGTCTTGATTCGTATAAGTAGTCAGATGCGTAGTTATACAAAGTCAGCTCGTCTTCAATTGAATCAAGGGTCTCAACTTGGTCTAAAAGAGGCCAACTTCTCCCAGTCGGGTTGTTTAGCAAATCTTTTGCCGATGCTCCAGCGTATGGTTGGCTTGCAGCATCTGTTAGGTCTTCGATTCGACCTACCACAAAGAACCTTGTAGCTGATTCCTCTGCTGATTCCTCAACGCTGAATGTAAGTATGTTCCCTGGATACTCGAATACGATTTTGTCAGCACCTAGCGTTGTAATTGGATACAACTGACCAGGTGGCGGTGGCTCTGCTTGGTCAATTGGGATAATGCGAAAAGTTCTTGTGAACTGAGCCGTGTCATAGTCGTAATCGCAGTCAATACGATACTCAAAGCCACCTTCGACGGTGTTGGAGTATTGCTCAAGAATTTCTCCAACGCTCTTCTGCTCAAATCCTCTAAATAATTGAGTGTCTTGGTAGTAGCCACTCTTTTGAAGGTTTTCAAAATCAATTCCAATATCGGAATTAGAAGTAAAACTTCCGTAATCCCCGTAAATCACCTTTGAGCCAAAAGTAGCTACTCCACCGAATACTCCTTCTGGTCCAACATTTAAGATTCCACCAGAAGTAAATGTAAAGCTGTTTGCTGTTGGTGTCCCAGTAAGAACAAATCTTCCGTTGAATGTTGTATCAAGGCGACCAGTGAAGAATGCATCTACACCATCAACAATTACTGTTTGACCTGCAGAAGCACCATGCGGTCTATCAAGTGTCAAAGTGGCAACATTATCTAGAAGTTGCTTTGTGAGAACGTTTAGAGTTCTAATCCCAGACAATGACGTTAGAGGAATATCTGGTCCTACTAAAGTAAATCGAATTGTTCTTTTGTTTGGAATTTCTTCGGCTACATGAAGTCCATCTAGGTTTGAATCAATTTCTACAAGTTCAATTTCCTGACCTGGAACAATCTGATGGTCTTCAGATGTAATGATGGTTACCGTATTTGCAGACCTCTGCTTTGAGATAACAGATGCCTGAAGCTCTTTGGCAGGTTTAATTGCTTCATTAGCAAAGTTAATACCTCCCAAATCACTAGCTACTCGATAAACCAAATCACGAGCAAAATCATAGGTATCGACAAGGCTTCTACACGCACCGCTTGTGCTGAGTCCAGAGCCGTTTGCTGATGTTGTTGTAAAGGTAAATCTGTTCGCTGCTGGGACAGAAGTTATGGTGTGGGTGCCATCCACAATCGGGTTTGTAAAAGTGACTCGAACAACTTGGCCTTGAACAAATCCATGTGGAATCTCTGTGGTAATACTTCCCACACCACCACTGACGGAGTATTGAGAGATACCAACAAACTCTGAACCATACTGAAGAGTCTGCCAAATGTTTCGATGGTAAAAGTAGCTTGTGAACTCAGAGGCATCCACTGAGAGTTCTTTTGAATCAACGTTGTATGAGCGTGACCAAAGGATTCCTCCCCAAACACATACGCCATTTCTAATGACATAAATTCCAGTTCTTCCTGGCATTGTTGCTTCATAAAGGTCAAGACCTTTAGTTGCTTCAACAAAGGGGATAGAGCCAGAAAAGCTTCCAGCTCTTCTATTAACTCTTTCGTAACTGACGTTCTTAAACGGAACTTCAGAAATGAGAGTATTACTTAAAAGATCAGTAAGGAAGTATCTGTATACAACCTCTGTTTGTAGTGCCATCTTTATCGTCCTGTCATCTTTTAGTTTCTAACCAAGCCAACCTGACCTGTAGTAAACGCGAAGAGTCGCGGTGCTTTCAGCAGAGCCAGCATCCTCAAACTCAATCGTGTTGTTTCCAGGCGCTAGCTCGATGAAATCAGCAAGAACATCAACTCTTCCTCTGGCACCCTCAACTTCTCCGTTGAAAGCAACCTCTCTGTTTTTTGTGTCAATTTCTAAAATGTCTGCTTGAAGAACCGCAGTGGCTCCACTTAGACCTGGAGTGAATTGAACATCGTTCTTTTTAATGGCTTTTCCAGATGCTGGGAGCCTGTCAATAGTGGAAGAAACACTTGCTGTTCCAGATGCAGACGATGCTGGGAGACTTCCAGCAACGGTCGCAAGTCCATCTGGCACCACACCAGTTGAAGAAATAGTTCCAGTCATTTCGACAAAGGAATTGGCTGGAGCATCTGCCAGTGTCACATTAGATGCTGTTTTAGCATATGTAAAAGTTGTAGATGAAGGAATTGAATCGACTGTATAAGTTCCGTTGAATGTCGCATCAATTCCACTAATTGTCACCTGCTCACCGATGATAATTCCGTGAGTGTTCTTTGTAGTGATTGTTACTACGTTTCCTACCAACTGACGAGATTTAATTGTTCGACTTGATGCACGAACTGTTCCAGTAGTTGAAGTGGAAATCAAATCTGATGCTGTTTTTGCGTAGGTAAAAGTCGTGTTACTTGGAAGACTTGTGATTGTGTAGGTTCCATTGAAAGTTGAATCTACGTCTGCAATTGTCACCTTTTCCCCGACTTCAAACCCATGTGGAGTAGATGTTGTAATAGTTGCCACGTTTGTAGCCAAAGCTTTAATTGATACATCCTTAACTGTTGCACGAGGGCGACGATAAGTAAAAGTGGTTAAAGTTGGCGTATCAAGAATGGTGTAGCCGCCGTTTAATGACAAATCCACACCCGTGATGTTTACACTTTCATTTGGTACAAAACCGTGTGGAGCAGATGTTGTTAGCGTTACGACATCGCCAGACATTGACTTATTAATGACACCTCTGGCGTTTGTTCTTGTGGCTGCATAGCTAAACTGCGTTGAATTCGGAATAGCAGTAATAATGTAAGAACCGTTAAAGTTAACATCGACCCCGGTGATGGTTACTGTTTCACCAACAATAAATTGATGATCGTCTGAAGTGGTAAGAGTTGCAATATTTGAGATAAGAACTTTTGCTGTGACTGTTCTTGGTGGGACACGGGTTTTAGAGAAAGTTAAAGTCTTTGCTGTTGGGGTAGAAGCAACGGTATAGTCACCGTCAAATAGAGAATCAACTCCGCTAATTGTCACTCTTTGACCACTTGAGAAAGTGTGATTGTCGGCTGTCTCGATAGTTGCAACTCCGCCATTCAAAGCTTTCCAAGCAACATTAAACACAGTCGCAGCGTCACCATCAAAAGTAAAAGTGGTATCTGTTGGAATTGTTTTTAGGATTCTTTCTCCGTCAAATCCCTCTCCAACACCGTCAACGTAAACAGTATCCCCGACTTTGAATTGGTGTGCTGCCGATGTAGTGAGTGTTGCAATGTCCTTAAGAGTTGTAGTATCAAAAGCAAGCTGTTTGTTTACTACAGAACGAGAACTGCTTCCTTTGAGCCCCTGAGTTAGAAGAAGAAGTTGGTCAGTAGTTCTGTTGTAGATACTTGCTGGAGATACAACTGGACCTACAACTTCTAGGTAACATGGGACACCGTAGTTTCCTATGTTGACAACAACCCCAGTGCCACTTCCAGACACGGAGGTGTTTTTACATGGAATTTCTACAATGTCATAA